TTTCAATAAAGTTTCATGGCTATACTCGGGCCATTGAAATATGCCTGTTATATTTTGATGATCCACATCCTCACAAACAACACAGCTTCCGTAAAATATATCCACAGTTGGATGTATCTTAGCGTAAGTTAAATAAGTTAGCAGTCCTGTGGGATAAAGCCTATCATCAGTATTCAAATTAAGGACATAAGGAGTTTTTGCTATTTTTATAGCTTCATTCCAAGCTTGATAAACATTGATTCTCTCTTTAGACTCAATAATGATCTTATTGATCCCTTCCCGAAACTGAACATCTTTAATCGTCTGTAATGACCCGTCTGTGGAGTTAGCATCTACAAAAATAATATCAAACTCTGCTAAAAGTTGATTATTAATATTTCGTAAATAGCCATCAAGCCATTTAGCAGAATTATAGTTCGAACAAAGGATTGTTACTGATGCAGTATTTTCTTCCATCTGTCAAGAATCTCCTCTTTTTCCAATATGTCTTGTCCGTTGCTCCTCCCATTAAAAGGTATCCCAGAAAGCCTACATTCAGCCTCTACGAGCCCGAAGGTCTCACTAATGGAGGAATGGAAGACCTCGCTAATCTGTCCGTACATGGCTTCTGGGTCGTCCTCATGGTCTGCTAATATTGCCTGTCCTGATTCCACATATCTAGAAACATACTCATTATAATAAGGAGTATCAGTAATCTCTCCAAAAAGTAAAACCTTCTCATATCCTCTATGTAACGCTCTATTAATAGAGTGGTGAACCTGCTTGTTCCAATCAATACTACCAACAACCCCTGCGGTTTTTTCCTGGGGAGGTGTCCAAGAGACTTTCTCAGCAATAGGAGGAATTACATGAATATCAGGATGCTTGATATCTTGCCAATCCCTTTGCAAATTACTTACGAATTGAATGGAATCGTAGTTCGCCAAAGATAGCCTCCCTTCCTGCTGCATCTTATCGAGGGGCCAAACCTCTTTCTCATGACAACTCATAATATGTTTCTTGCAATTAGGTCTGCCTTCCTTGAAGCGAATAAAGTGAGTGATAACAATATCCTCAGAAGTAGAGGAGAACTCCTCCAGTTTTCCTGCTTTACACTTATCTAAGTGCCAGTCGTGTGGTCCATAAAAAGTACAATCATACCCGTTATCATTTAGCAAATTAGTTAGGTTTTTGTGAGCTACAGTCCCGCCCCCAGGACGAGTCCACGAACTCACAAGTTTAATCTTGGACTTTGACACTCATTAACTCCTCATACAAATTAAGCCTCTGGATAGCCACCTTATTCATATCAAAATTAGCTTCCGTAAGATCATAAAGATTCCCACCCATGCGATTAACAAGCCCTGGATCCTTAGCACATCTTGTAAGAATCCGTACCCACTCAGTAATAGGTTTCTCTGGGTCAATTAAGAATCCCGTCTCACCATCTACAATCCACTCATCATAGCAACCAACATTAGATGCCACAAGAGGAATTTTATATCTTCCGCACTCCGCTACTTTAATCTCAGATTTAGAATCATTAAAATCATTCATTTCTAGGGGAGCAAGAGCAACATCCATCATCGTGAACATCTGTCCGTAACGATCAGGCTGTTGGGCATAGTGAATATCCCAGTTCTTGCCTCCCTTGAATCCACGAAGAATAATCTCTCTATACCTTTTCCAAACATCATATTGCCAATCTCCAGGAGGAGTATTGGGGGGTGGGTGACCAAAGAAATCCCATCGAAGATTCTCCCTCCCCACTCTTTGATTTACAAAGTGAGGAACACCAGAGAAGTATCTCAGGTCTTGCTCATGATGGATACCTCCTACCCAGCCAAAACGAGTATACTTCTTTTTAGGCTTAGGAAGCTTCTCCATATTCCAGCAAGGCAGATTATAATCAATACTATTTTTAATTACAGCTAACGCATGGTTAGGATTACAGTATTGCATCACCCTCTCTGCGAACTTTCTTTGAGTTACTGTAACAAGATCAGAATGACTATAGATGAACTTAGTGATATCTTCTAAGCCCTTCTCTTTATACACATTAAAAAGCCTGTGACCCTTATAGATATCGGTAAGTAAATCATCCGTATCGTAGTGAACAAACTTCCCGAACTCTTTAGCCTTTCCAACAATTCTTGCCGTATAATTTCCTCCAAAGTTAGACAGGTTCTGGGTGAAAATAATGTCTGCCCACTTCATGTCTGCGAAGTCCCAGTCCTGTTGCCAAGTAGCATCCTTCTCGTTAATACCAAGAGGATTCTTATTCCATCTGATCTCTACACGATCAGGGTAAAGCTCCTCTAGCTTCTTCATCGGAGAAATGATTCTGTAGTAAGCACAGCCACCCTCATTAGCAGGGACACAAAGTATTTTTAATTTATCACTCATGGTATAAAAATAGGAAGACACCCAAGACAGATGTCTTCCTATTATAGTCTAATAATTAATTTATTAAGCTTCTTCTTCTTCCCATTCTTCCTCTTCATCAAACGCAGCTTGGCTAGTCTCTGAGGAGTGGGACATACCAAGAGCCGAGGCAAGGCTACCGACAGCACCACCAAAGTCCATGTTCTTATCGGTAGGAACAATAGCCTTCAGAGCTTTACCGTAGTGCTTACGCTTACGCTTGCTGAAAAGAGTAACCATACCTTCCCATGCAGCTAGGCCAGGAATGAAAGCCTTAGCAATACCAAAGCCAGCATCAATCAAGCCACCAGCATCTTCGCCAGTCATAGGACCAGCGGAAACATAAGCAGCATCAGCTTTCAACTGATCTTTGGTAGCCATAACAAGCGAGGTTCCCTCAGGAATCTTTGCTTTAACAGCAGCAGGAAGTTGATCAAAGGGAATAATAGCTCCCTCTTGACCCTCAACAAGCTGATCCGAAGTCGTAAATACTGTACCTTCCCCAAAGAAGTCCTCAAGAGCAGCGCAGGAACCCAACCCCACACCTAGTACAGTAGTAAGTAATAGGGTAATAATAATATTTCTCATAGTTAATTAACTTTGAAGTTTAGAGAGGTAATCATTGTCGGAGACATTAGTAGCCTCCTGCGGAGATGTACCTTGGACTGCAACACCAGTCAGCATTGCAGCAGCCTTTTTAACATCTTCATACTCCTCAAGCTTAACAAGCTCATGAATGTTATGAAGAGAATCCATAGTGGATGCGTTCTCAGCATTACTGCCAAGAGGGGAGGACTTAGGACGGGGGGCAGACTGGTCGTACTTGGGCCACTGTCCCTCCATTTCTTTCACGATCTTGAAATCGTGACCAGCTTCAAGATCAGTAATGTCCCCGAAGTCTTCATCAAGCATCGCACCAATGATCTTCTTGAAAAGAATCACACCGATGGACAGAATTTTAACTTCTCCACCTTCTCGGTCGAGAATGTTCATATAATAACGGGCGCGAGGCTTAATCTTACGGGCAAGATCCTCATCCTCTTGGCGACCAGTTTTCCACAAAGCGTAGTAAAGATCACACATGGGACAACTCTCCCCGTGAATCTTACGGCAGTGGATATTCTTTACATTTCCATCAGGCCCAGGCACTCGATGGATTTTAGTTTCCGCATAGAATTCTTTATCATCATCCTTCCAAGGAAGGATTCGAACAGCATTACTGCCTTCGGGAATTTGATAGAACTTCTTGAGGAAGTCTGTGTTGTTACCCGATTGCGGGTTGTTAAGTTGTTCGTGCTTCAAACGAAGCGCATTAAGATCAATAGCCATTAGTTAGTTACTCCTTAGTTAGTATAGTATAATAGTAGTATTACTTGTAAAGTTTAGTTTCTTCGCGTTTATTTGCAGACACTTGCTGCAACATATCTTTCTTCTGTTCAAGGGCGCGAACAAGTCCCTTGAGCATTTCATATTTAAAGAGAGCGTCATCTGCGGAGTTCTGCAAAGCAGAATAAGTCTCATCACTAAACACAATATCGTCAAGGTCTTTAGCGGTTAACTTAACACTGGACTCAGCCTTCTTTGTTTTTCTAAGATCAGAAGCAAAGTGAGTAACATTAAGAATTTTCTCATTCATTCTC